AAAACAAAAACTAAGTCGAGAGTTCAAGGATATAAACCAGTTAATTCTAGGCGAAGAGGGATATTTAGAGGAAACTGAGGCGAAGATTTTGCTTTATAAGTTTCTGAGGGAAAATCCTTCCTTTGCCTGTGAATTGTTTACTGGTGTTAAGCTATTCCCTTTTCAGCACATGGCTATTAAGGCTATGATGGACTCTGACTACTTTTTGGGCATCTGGAGTCGAGGAATGTCTAAAAGCTTTTCTACGGGTGTTTTCGCGCTTCTAGACGCTATTCTGAACCAAGGTGTCCAGATAGGTATTTTGTCTAAGTCTTTCAGACAGTCAAAAATGATCTTCAAAAAAATAGAAGACATATCTAAAAGCCCCAAGGCCACCTTTTTTGCTCAATGCATAACTAGGGTTTCTAGAATGAATGATGAGTGGGTGATGGAAATTGGTCGGAGTAGTATTCGCGCCCTTCCTCTTGGGGACGGTGAAAAACTTAGGGGTTTCCGCTTCCAGCGCATAATTATTGACGAATTGCTTTTGATGCCCGAAAAGATTTATAATGAGGTTATTATCCCTTTCTTGTCCGTGGTGGAGAACCCTACTGAGCGCCAAGAGGTTTATGATTTGGAAACCCAGCTGATCGAAAAGGGTAAAATGAAAGAAGAGGAGCGAAGGACTTGGCAGGGCAACAAAATTATTGGTTTGTCCTCCGCTTCTTACAAATTCGAATACCTTTACAAGATATATCAACAATACGAGGCTTTAATTCTTAACGAGAACAAGCAGGACGGGGCACATCGAACCATTATGCACTTTAGTTACGATTGTGCGCCCGAGCAACTTTATGATCAAAATCTGATTAGCCAATCTAAGGCTACAATGAGCGATGCACAATTTGAGAGGGAATTTGGAGCGATATTTACAGATGACAGTTCGGGCTACTTTAAGGTCAGTAAAATGGCCAGCTGCACCCATCCAGATGGAGAGGGTCAGTGCGTAGAGGTACATGGTAATCCAAAAGACGAATATATTTTAGCCTTTGACCCTTCGTGGTCTGAAAGTGAAAGTTCTGACGATTTTGCGATGTTACTTATCAAGCTTAATAGGGACACAAGGAAGGGGACTGTGGTTCATGGCTATGCTTTGGCGGGAGCTAATTTAAAAACCCACATAAAGTATTTAGCCTTTGTTTTGACTCACTTCAACGTGGTAGCAATCGTAGGCGATTACAATGGCGGTGTCCAATTTATCAACTCCTGTAATGAAAGCGAGATCTTTAAAAAACTGAATATCCACTTGGGTGTTATTGAGGCTGAATTAGATAAGGCTCAGGATTACGAAAAAAACCTTCGCAAATTAAAACATCAATATAATCTTAGCGCAAAAAACATTGTCTTTTTAAGAAAGCCAACTTCCCAGTGGATTAGAATAGCAAATGAATCCCTACAGGCAGCTTTTGACCACAAGCGGATATTTTTCGCGGGAGCAGCCATGAATGATGACTACCATATTCAGCGAAAGGCAAAAGTCCCGATTAAAGATTTAAAATTTATTCAAAACGATCCTAATGAAAAGGGCACTGTTGGCGCAAGAATGATTGATTTCGTGGAACACCAGAAGGATATAATGGATTTAATTAAGGTTCAATGTGCCCTTGTCCAAATTACAACTTCTTTACAGGGAACTCAAAGTTTTGATCTTCCCTTGAATCTAAGAAAACAAACAGGTGCTGGCAAGGCCCGCAAAGATTCCTATTCTGCCTTGGTTTTAGGCAATTGGGCGATGAATGTTTTTTATGACATGATGTCTGATGATGTGGCTGATATCCAAACTACCTTTACTCCAATGTTCATTTCTTAACTTTTAAAAGTTGAAAGTTAACTTTGGAGTGTAATATGGAATACATTCCATGGCTAAAAGAAAATATACCAAACGCTCAGAATATTGGAACCAATTTGATGCTAATGAGCACCCCTCTCTTCCCCCAAAAGAAGAGATGACGCCCGAACTTTTAGGAGAACCCTTCTATACTTCAACCGCCTCCTATGAATATATTTCTAAGGCACGGCGACAAGCAATGACCGATCAAGGTTTTAAGGGATCGCGGGCCAACAGGGTGGCTTACAACAACCCGAAAGATAGATTTTCTAGCATTAGAGTAGGAATGCTTCCATATGAGTATGCCTCTGATGGAGTTACGGCTAGAGACGGTATTGAGCTGTGTCAAAAAGCTTACGCAAATGTAGCAGTTTTTAGAAATGCTATAGATATAATGTCGGAGTTTACCAACACCGATATTTATTTAGAGGGTGGGAGTCGCAAAAGCAGAGAATTTTTCTACGAGTGGTTTAAGAGGGTTAATATTATTAACCTAAAAGACCAGTATTTCCGCGAATATTACAGGAGTGGCAATATCTTTCTTTATAGAATAGATGGAAAATTCAAAGCCGAAGACTATGCGAAATTAATAAACCAAGTGGGGTCCATAAATGCTTCTACAAATAAAATTCCTCTTCGATATGTTTTGCTCAATCCTTTTGATGTTGTAGCTAGAAGGGCCACGACTTTTACTTATGGAGGGGCTTACCAAAAAGTTTTATCCGAATATGAAATAGCTCGTCTCGCTAGCCCCCAAACAGATGAAGATTTGGCTATTTTCCAAGGACTCGACCCCGAGGTTCAGGGGATGATACGAGACGGTTCTTATTCTGGGGTGGGCATCCACATGAATTTAGATCCCAAGAGGCTTTCTTATTCTTTTTATAAGAAGCAGGATTATGAGCCTTTTGCCATCCCGTTTGGATTCCCTGTTTTGGAAGACATTAATGCCAAACTGGAATTGAAGAAAATGGATCAGGCTATTACCCGCACGGTAGAAAATGTTATTTTGCTTATAACGATGGGGGCTGATCCAGATAAAGGGGGCATTAACCCCAATAATATGGCGGCAATGCAGAACCTTTTCAAAAATGAAAGTGTGGGGCGCGTATTGGTTTCCGATTATACTACTAAGGCGGAATTTATCATTCCAGAGCTTAATTTGGTGTTGGGGCCAGAAAAATACCAGATACTCAATGATGACATTAAACAAGGTCTCCAAAACATTGTGGTTGGGGAAGAGAAGTTTAATTCTACTCAGGTAAAGGCTCAAATCTTTATTGATCGTTTACAAGAGTCTCGTTATGGGTTTTTAAATGATTTTCTTAATCGCGAAATCAAAAGAATTGCTAAAGACCTTGGTTTCCGATCATGGCCTGAGGCGAAGATGAAAGATATTGACATGAGAGATGAGGTGCAGCTTATGAGGGCTTCTACTAGGCTTATGGAGCTGGGAATCATTACTCCCAAACAAGGAATGGAAATGTTCCAGAATGGGAGATTCCCCGACTCAGAAGATCTTGTCAGTGCTCAAAAGGACTTCGTGGAGGAAAGGGAAAAAGGTTATTACAATCCTATAGTGGGGGGCGTTCCTGTTATTGCCCCTGCTGGTGATAAGGCGACTGGTCCCAGAAAGGAGGCGGGTAGGCCAGAGGGGACTACTGATATCCCTCTCGCTGAAGCATCCTACTCTAGGGCTAATATACAAACCACGATTTATGAGATTGAGAGTTTTGTTGATGAAGCCAAGGCGAAAATGCTTAAAAAGCTGAAGGCTGAAAAACTTAGTGAGTCTCAAGAGGAGATGGTGAATAGTTTATGTGAGTCCATCGTGTGCTCTCAGAGCAAAGAATATTGGGGAGAAACCCTAGAATCGTGTGTAAAAGATTTTAACAAAATAGAGAGCCTTCAGCCTTCTAAAGGGGTTTTGGACATTTCAGCAGAACATTCTTTAGAGGTTTATCCAGCAGCAATCTTATATCATAGCCATGAAACAACTGGAACGACAAAAAGTAATAAACTATAAGTATACCACCACTTTTGAGTCTCCGCTCTTGGCGTGTGAGATTAATGAATCCTCATTAATTTCTAAGGCATCCCTAGAAACTTTAGCGCCCCTTGTCCCCACTGATA